TAAAACAAGACAAGAAAAAACAGAAAGAGCTCAAACGGAAGAAGCTGAAAAGCGCATAAATCTAGAGCAGGCTTTTGAAAAAATTGCTTTATCTATTTTAAAGGGCGATAATGAACGTTTGAAAACACGCGCACAAATTGCCGCACAGGATATCAGAAATGCATCAAGTTTAAGTGATTATCAAAAAGAAGAACTCAGCTTCAGAAGAAAGATAGAAGACTTCGAGGAAGAGTCTACCCAAAAAAAGCGTGATCTTTTAAACAGTACTGTTCAAACGCTTGTAAAACAGGGTACATTAACTACGGTTACAAAAGAACAGGCAGATGAGCTAAAACAAGTGCTGGAAAGTGGCACTGAAATTAAAGACAACGCTGAAATAATTACTAAACTTGGATTAAAAAATGCAGGCGTTCTTAACCAACAAATTAGAGCGATAGCGCTCGCATCTGCACTAGAAAAAGAAAGAACAGAAGGACTGATTGAGCGTTTTACAATTACTCAAAGAGCAGCTATTGAAGAGCAAAGTAGACTTAAGCTTTTAGAGTCGCAAAATAATCTAATTATACAGCAGGCTCAAAATGCTAGAAATTTACAGTTACAGACATCGCAAAACACAAGAACAGAAAAAGAGTTAAACAAACAATTAGAAGTTCAACGACTAAAGGCTGGTATTTCTGCTAGAGGATTTGGAACGCCAGAAGAAGAGCTTAGATTGCTTTTGATGGAGAAAGAACTTTCTATATTAAGAGAAAGAAATGCTTTAGAAAAAGAATCTGAAGACATAAGCAGAAATAAATTAGAAGAGACTAGAAAGGCTTATGAAGGATTTGCTAAAACTTTAGGAAGCGCAGTAGGTAATAATTTTATTGCAGAATTATCTAAAGCCGCAACGCCAGAAGCTTTTGCTGAGATATTTACAAGAATGCAAACCAAGGCTAAAGAAGCTATAGGCTCTACATTTAGTGAAACTGTTTCTCAAATACAAACACAGTACGCAAATCCTGTGTATCAGGCTACTTCCGGTCCAGCTTCACTCGAACGTTTAGGTACAAGATTTTTTTCTAATTCTACTTTAAAAAATCAAGTTTACGGTCCAGCTTCACTCGGAGGTTCGTCTCAGTTACGAAATGGAAATACTTTTGATATGAGAGTTGAGGCAAAACTAGCCGAGGAAAGAAATAATGCTTTAAGAAGCGCAGAAACAGTTAGAAAGTCAGCTACCGAGCAAAACGCAAAAGAAGGAGAAATTGTACAAAATACAGTAGATGCTGTTAATAAAAGAGTAGAATTAGAAAAAAATCTATTAGATCTAAAAATAAAAGGTGTTAATAAACTTGAAAATGAAGTATCATTTTTAGAAAAGATAGCGGTTTTAAGAGCGCAGGGCGAAATCGGAAAGGCTAAAGCTGGTGTAGTAACTACCCTTAATACGCTCGAAGAAGAAAGTCAAAACTTTTCTGAAAACTTTGCCAAAAATACTACTTTCGCTTTTAGAGATGGATTAACAGAGGCTTTAAGTGCGGCCATTTCTCAAACTGACGATCTTGGTGATGCGCTGCAAAATGTTGCGCGTAATTTCTTGCAGACGATTCAGCAGGCATTTTTGCAAGAAGCTTCGGGGCAAATTGTACGTGCAATTGGCCGAAGCTTCAAGCTCAAATCTAATGGTGGAATCGTAAAAAAATACGCTGGAGGCGGAAAGGTAGTTGGAGGAAGCGGCTATAAAGATGACGTTCCAGCGATGCTCACAAGCGGAGAGTTTGTGATGAGAAAGTCTGCCGTGCAGAAGTATGGCATGGAAAATCTTGAAAGAATGAACAACGGCGGGATCTTCCTGCCCGGTGTTCGTGGTGCTGGAGCAATCTCTGGCTACGGCGATATCACCAAGTTTGCAAAGCAGAAAACTACTAGCGGAGCGACGGACGTTATGATGGGTGGCGCGTCTTCGGCCTTTATTAACCTTGAAGATCAAAGCGCAAGACTATCGCGCTTCGGGTTGCTGAATGAAGATACGATCAATCAAGAAATCCGTTCTGCTCAAGAACAGGGATTAAATCTGATTAGAGAAAGAGAAGCTTATAGAACGGCACAGAGAAAAGCTTTTCAAAAACAACTTGTTAGTACCTTAGCTGCCGTTGCAATAAATTACGGGGTTGGCAAAATAACCGCCCCTGGTCCAAATACGATGCAGGGAATGCGTAATGCTGGAGCGCCAAATTCTTTAGCCGTTCGTTCTGGATTGGCTTACGGAGGAATGCTTCGCAGATACGCTGCTGGAGGTCCAACTGATGATATTCCTGCTCTATTGATGGGCGGCGAGTACGTTATGAGCCGTCAATCGACGCGCAAATATGGCAAGCAGTTCTTCGATGCGATGAACCAAGGTAGAGTGCCGAGATTCGCAGAAGGCGGGATGGTCGGCGGAGCTAACGGAACTGAACTTGGCGACAAGTTTGACAAGCTCTCTACCAAACTCGAAACGACCGCAGCTTCGAACATTAGCATCAACATTAATGTCACGAACGGCGGATCGTCAGAAACACAAACTCAAGGCGATACGAATCGCGGTGGCATCGATTACAAGAAGATGGGCGATCAGATTCGCCAAGTTGTTATCCAAACGATCAACGAGGAAAAACGCCTCGGTGGTTCACTGAGAAGTAGATAATGAAATCATCGATCTCAAATTATGAAAACAGTCTATATCTCAGTGGCCTCAAGATCTTTGGGGTCACAGATACAAACTTTGGCTACTCGCTTCCCGTTGAGCACATCAACGTAATCGGCAATTCAAAGTTCGCGACGTTCACGAACGGCGCACCACAGTCGTCACTCAGCGTTCAAAAATACCTTTCGAAAGACGACTTTTTGCTGAGAATGACTGGCGAAGGTCCGATTAGCGGCGGCTTATTCTACAATAATAAGGATTTTTCCTTTCGTTCAGCTTATTTGAATTCTTATTCGGTATCGTGCGCAGTTGGCAACTTCCCGAATCTTAGCGCAGACTTTTCCGTATTTGGCGACATTGGTACAGGATTGGCGCAGTCAACTTCGGGCGAAACGGGCAAACTAAGCGTCATTAGACCCGCCGATATCCTCATCGAATGCGATGGTAGCGGGTCGAACCGAATCGAGGCGTTTACCTACTCTCTTGAGTGCGCCAGACAAGCTTTCTATCATCCAACAGGCTCGGCTCCGATGGACGTGGTGACTCAAAAGCCATTCAGAGTAACGGCGCAGTTCACGATTGCGATAGATGACTACGAATCGAAAAGACTTTTCGATTATGTTGTAGATTCGAATAAAAGAAACGTTAGTATAACAGTAGGTTCGTTAGCTACGTTTACAATGGCAAATATGGAGCTTCTCAGCGAAACGGTCAACAGCACAGCAACGGACGACCTTGTGCTGACGCTTAACTATCAAGGATTCATCTAATGTCATTCCTTTACGATAGAGACCAAAACGTAACTGGAGCGATTCCGCCGTCGTTCACTTTCAAACCGTCTTACGGAACGACCGTTTCGTTCAACGCTGACCTTTCGCAGTACGAGACGACCGACAATTATATCTATACGATGCCAAAGGGCGCGAATCATTTGCAACTAGAGTTTGCGATGAATTTCGACAACAGAAAAGAAGAAGAGGCGCGTCAGATCTTAGGTTTCTTCGAAAGCTTGAACGGCACTGGCTACTTTCAGTATACGGACCCAGCGGGCATCTACAAACCGATCAATTTGTTCACGAACGACTTTACAAATTCGTTCGACAAAAATGATTTGCACTCGATCACCGCAAATCTGAATTCGGACCAGTTTTCAAGTCTGCTTAACTGGAACAATCCTTTTTTAGCTCAAACCGCCAATGTTAAAGGGGACTGGGCTACTAGCACCCCTTATCTCGAATACGACGTAGTGAGATACACGGGAAACGCAACATATCCAAGTAACACGGGCAACCTATACGACTCATTTTACTACTGCACTGGAGACCACACTTCAGACGCGAGCTTCAGCGCGTCAAATATGAACAACGATAAGTGGACTCGCGACTTCTTCTTCCAGCCAACTTACTCGTCGCAAATCCAAAAAGAGACCGCAGTTGTAAAAACGCAACTACCTTACTCGTACACGAAACGCACAGACTTTGGCCTGCACTCGAACACGATAAAATCTTTCGATCTAGAGTTCAAGGGAGTTTCGGATAAAGAAGCGCGATGCATCTTGCACTTCTTGATTTCGAAACAGGGTTTTCGCCGCTTTCAATACAAGTTCCCGAAGATCTACAATCAGAACAAATACTTCTTCGCGGCAACTTGGTCGCACACGATGGTTTACAAGGACGTTAACGATATTTCGATAACGATTCGCGAAGACCCGTTAGGCGTTAGGAAATCATACTAATGAGACAAGCAATTTCATATGAAATGCAGATGATATTCGTTGGCTCCAGCGGAGCCTTCGAAGCTACGCAGAATACTGGACAAAAGATATCTCGCTTAGACTTTATCCAGTCATATGACTTTTCTTTCGATGTAGATCGTCAAGCATTGAAACAAATTGGGTCAAATGCTTTTGCTTCGCGTCAAACGCAACTTGCGCCCGACGTTTCATTGAACTTATCGTACTTGTTGAACGACGGCTGGAATGAAAAACACTTGGGCCTAGACTTTGTTAGCGGCGTTTACTCGAATCCGATGACGTCGGTATTTGCAAATACTGGCGACAAGAATTTTTATGTTTTAATTTCGCAAGATCAGTACCAAGATGCGAACGCCGACACTTCGGCGCAAGACTACAATGTTCTCGGTATCGGTAATGCGTTCATTACAAATTACGAGATTTCACTATCTGTTGGAGGTCTAGCTTCGGCCACTTGTTCGTTTGTTGGGGCGAACGCAAGCATTACGAACTATTCGAATGACCGCTACGTTCCTGCGGTTAACGTTGGCAATACGGGCGAAACGGCAGAGATGGACGACGTGAGATACGGGATTGACTTCTTGGATAACTCGCGCTCTTCGCGCTACATCACTGGCTTCAAAGATGTGTTCGATAGTGGTTGTTCTTACGATGGTTGCACGATCTCAGCAACGCCAACGTTAGTATCGGGCATGAGACTCGGCTTTGACTTTGATAACTTTCAGTCCGTTAGCGTGTCTATTCCACTGGAAAGAAAAGCCCTGTACGGTTTTGGCAGCAACTATCCAACAACGCGCAAGATTCAGATCCCAGTAGTCGCGGCCTTATCTATCGATTCGCTAGTTGACTCGTTCCAAGCCGAGAACTTGGCAAATACATTCAAGAGCGAAGACGTGGCGATCAGCGGCTACGATTTTGATGTTTTGTTTAAAAACTCAAGAGGCGTGG